GCCGAACAAGAATTTTACGAAGACAATATTCCAACATTGAACCACAGTTTGACTGAATGGTTTCAAAACAGTTTGAGGTAGAATAAATGACCACCCAAGAAATAAAATTGCCGATTGAAGTACAGTTAGTCGTGAGAGACATGAAACACCTTGATACTTTTGATTTGTTACTTCATCTACAGAATATCGTAGATGAATGGTATTGGAAACATGTTCCTACTATCCCATGTGGTGTAGTGTCGAAAGGTCGATGATGAATAAAGAAGAATTGCGGAAGTTTGTTGAAGAAAATCCTAAGTTGGTTTCAATGAAGCCAGCCGGTGAAGGCATCTTTGTGCTCAAGTACAAGAAGCGGGTATTTTACGATTCATTATGGAACGAGTACCTGGAAGAATGCCGAGGCACTGTAGTTGACAGTGACTTCAATGTGGTGTCACGCCCATTCACGAAAATCTACAATCTGGGTTTTGAAGCGAAGGCACCGGTCTTGTCTGATGACACACCTGTCACTGCTTATCGTAAGGTAAATGGTTTCATGGTGGCTATGACTTGGCATAATGGTGACATTCTGGTGTCTACTACTGGATCAACTTCTGGTGAATTTGTAGATATGGCCAAAGAAATGATGTTGACTCATCAATCTTGGATCGACTGGCAGTTCGCTGTTCGTGGAGCCAATGGTTATACTTTGATGTTTGAGTGTGTTCATCCAAATGACCCACACATCGTTCCTGAAAAGTCTGGCATGTATTTCTTGGGCTGGCGTGAAAACGCTTGGGATTCAAAGGTTCACGGATTCGGTTCTGAGTTGACCTGGAAGTTCTTTGCCGAAGATGACTTGAAGTGCCATGTGGTGGAATCATTTCACACAACCATCGGGGAACTGGTAGATGTGGTAAAGACAGTTCGCCACGAGGGCTTCATTCTGTATACGGCTGACAATGTATCGTCAAAGATCAAGTCGCCTTATTACCTTATAAATAAGTGGGTGGCTCGTAATCCTCGTACTGACAAGTTGATGACCAAAGAATTCAAGGAACAAATTGACGAGGAATATTATCCGCTACTTGACAAGATTCGTGAAAATATAGTACAATATACCATGTTGAACGAACAAGAGCGACTGACTTGGGTTCGTAACTATATGGAGACTGTATGACTACTACACAACAATGGCTAGACCGGATTCTGTCTAGTGAATCTGAATTACATCACTGGTTAGAGCGCCAGTTTATCGGTGAACTTACGGCGGCTAAACGAATCCGTAAACTTGCTGATGAGACGCCTGAAAAATTCAAGCCGGTGATTAATCGTATCGCTGATGACGAGGCTCAACATGCCTTCTGGGTTGGCGAGTTACTTGTTGCCCGTGGCATTGCCGTCCCCGCAATTGAACATGCCGAAGATCGCTATTGGAAACCTATTCTTAGCGAACTCGACAGTTTTGAAAAGACAGCGGCTGCCGGTCATCACGCTGAAGGTATGAGGTTGATTCGTATTCGTGCCTTAGCCTCCGATGAACGAGTTGACAGCGACATTCGTGAAGTGTTCGCTAAGATTCTTCCTGATGAAGAATTTCATGAACGGGCATTTGGCGCTATGACTTCGGCTGACCAAATTGAGGCGACTCGGGGTCTACATGAATTGGGTCTGGAACGCTTGGGTCTTGAAGTATGATCCTAGCGGACTTAGAACACATTTTCAAACCCCAGATTGACGAAGGTACAGATAGTCTGTATTTTATGTTGATTGACGGTGACTACAGATTGATTCAGCGACATATGTCAACTGACTTAGACTCACTAGTTCCACTGTTGGATAATTTCCAATATAGTGGAACAGAAGCAAAGATGCCGAGATTTTCAAAATGAACGAACGAATTAAAGAACTTGCCAACGAGGCTGGTATGACTGACGATAAGTTTGGTATGTTCTTTGCCAAAGACAATCACAATGAAGATGGTGTTGATTTGGAAAAGTTCGCCGAGTTACTCATCAAAGAATGTCACGAGACAATCAAGAAGGATATGGAGTTAGCACAAATTCAGTTGCTTCCATTAGATTTTGGTATGTACGCTAATGGCAGACTACGACGAATTATCAAAGAACATTTCGGAGTTGAATGATGAACGAAGGTGAAAGAGCAGGTTGGTGTGCAGTTGTATACCTGTTAATGGTAGGTGCGGCCGCTTACTTTACAATTTTTGCCGGCGTTTTCAGTTTTGTTAAATCTCTATTTTGGAGTTGAAGAATGAAAACTATACTTGCATTCATAGGTGGTTTTACACTGTTTCTCTCCATTCTCGGAATGCTGGATATCGGCAATTTCGTTATGATGTATTCACCTGATAAAATCACCTGCACCAAAGAAAGTGAAAGTAAATAATGCACTCTACAAACACGGATAATCCGATTGATTTCCCTCCATATTATGCAATGTACACGGACGCTGGAAATGGAATGATCCATGAAATCGTGGTTTCTGCAAGGGAGCAAAATCTCACATGGCCTCAAGTATATGATATACTCCATTCTATTTCAGAAGTGAATGGTTTCACTGAGGCAACGGACACGGCTGTTCGTGAATGTGTTTATGATGCGTTAGGATTTGAAACCCTCTTTTATATTTAAAGAAAGAAATTATGCTGAGTAAATTTAAATCATTTCCATTATCCGTAAATATATCAATTATATTTCTGGTCGTAACAATTACCTATGGAATTGTAATGATACCCTTCATTATGATTCCATTGTTGATCCTTGCAGGAGCAATTGTTTCTGTTATTCGGCTTCTAGCATTTTTTGTGCATGGAGAATAAAATGAACGAACGAATTAAAGAACTTGCTGTGCAAGCTAAAATTGAGTTTACCTATGACCCAACTGAGAAACCTATTAGGGTATTTGCCGAGTGTTGGGAAGATGAACTGGAAAAGTTCGCCGAGTTAATTCTCAAAGAAACTATCTCCGTACTACAAAAGCGATTTATGGGTGATTTGAACCGTGAGGACATGGAAGTCCGTAGGTGTATTGAAGACGTTAAAAAACATTTTGGGATTGAATAATGAACAAACGAATTAAAGAAATTGTCTTTGAGTCTGTTAACTTTAGGCTTGATCCAGATTCTAATGCTTATGAAGCACAAGTGTGCCCTGAAGATTTAGAATCTCTCGCCGAGTTGATTATAGCAGATTGTGCTGATGTATTATTTGAAGAATCGATAAGACTCTTTGAATTGTATTCAGAAGAAAATAATCTCAGACTTTCTGAAGAATATCATATGTGTTCAAACCAATGCCTTAAGGACATAGCCGTGATTGAAAAACATTTTGAAGTTGACATTTTGGAGTTGAAGAATGAACGAAGAACAAATGAAAGAATATTTTGATTATCTTGTTGAACTACGGGATTCTGGTGAAACCAATATGTGGGGAGCGGCACCGTACCTTGAAACTGCATTCGATCTTTCTCATTCCGATGCTAGGAAAGTCCTAATTGCATGGATTGAATCATTCGAAAAATGAGTACTTCTAGCTGACTTGCCAAGTGCCAAGGACTCTGGTATAATACACACATACTTCACAAACTCCAAAGGAAATCTCATGGGTACACGTTCACTCACTTTTGTTTATACCGACCATTACGGCTCTGATGCTGGTCCCGTACCGATTATCAATATGTACCGCCAGTTTGACGGCTACCCAACTGGCCATGGTGCAGAACTTTCCAAATTCTTGAACCAGTTTGAAGCCATCACCAATGGTATTCCTGTTGGTGATACACGGAAACTGGCCAATGGTATGGGTTGCCTTGCCGCCCAACTTGTGGCACATTTTAAAGTTGGTGCTGGTGGTTTCTACCTGCACCCCATTTCATCCGATGATTGTGGTCAAGAATATGAGTATCATATTTACTCTGACCGTATCACCGTTTTTGGTTGGGAACGTGAGCACCTATTCACCGGTCCATGGTCCGCTTTTACTGAATTTTGCACTGCAAAGGAGAATGCATAATGCCCTACGTAAACACCTATGTTGAAGTTGATGATGTACTTGATGAACTCTCCGATGATGAACTTATCGATGAACTGAAACGCCGTGGGAATGATTACAATACACAGTTTGTCGATGGTGATGAAATGCGTATGGTTCTCCAAACTCTGTATGAAAAGCGTAGGATTGGTAAGGACTACCAGCCCGAACTGGACCACCTAATCTACTCAATTCTGGGTAAAATTGTATGAACGAACGAAACGAAGATAATGAATTTGAAGGCCCTTTCCATATTGTATATGACAAGGTGATTAAAGCCAAAGATTTCCTACCCATTACCCGTACACTCGCAATGGACCTATCTGAGGCAGGTTATATGCGACCAGGTGATTTTCTAAAATCTCTATCTGATAAAGATGTGGATGCACTCCTTGAGATTGCCGATGATGATGAAAACAAACGCCTTGAGGAAATTCTACTTATCTCCGAAATGCTGGCGGCTGGCGAAGGCCTTGAAACCTCACAAGATGCTGGAGAAGCATGTTTACGGATGAATACACTCTGTGGCTTCCTTGCTATTGAAGCACTCAGTCGTAAAGGGTTAGTGAAGGTTTACCATGAGAATATCTCATTTGGTGAAGATTTTGGAAATAAAATTATCGTTGAAAAGCTATGACTTTACCTATAGAACGGACCAATGCGGTGATTCGAACTGAAAAGTTTCTAATTGACCTACTTGATCCAAAGAAAACACCACGTGTACCACGTTCAATTCGGCAAGATGCTAGGAATCTCCTACGCCATTATCCATCGGAGTTTGAAATGAATGTGATTGCTGAACGTGAGGATGATATGGAAGTTGCCACATTCAAAATGAAGATTTTCGGGAAAGGTTATAAATGAGATTTTTTCTTGATACTGAATTCAATGGATTCGGTGGTAAACTTATGTCGATGGCTTTGGTGCCAGAGAATCTAATCACACCAGAGTTTTATTGTGAAATTGAAGTGAAAGACCAACTTGATCCATGGGTTGCAAAAAACGTTGCACCACACATGTTTCAAGCACCAGTGAGTTATAGTGAATTTCAATTCTCATTATCAAGGTACCTCCTGAATATCGAATACGATGAAATCATAATCGTTGCAGATTGGCCAGATGATATTCGATATTTCTGTGAAGCAATGATTACAGGTCCTGGTGAGAGAATTGTAATGCCAACAAATATCAAATTCGAATTAGATTTTGGTATTGAATATGAATCGTTGGTGCCACACAATGCACTTCATGATGCAAGAGCGATTCGTGATTTTTATATGAAAAGAGAAAGTAAATGAGTCTTGATGTTGAGTTGATGGTGGTGCAACCGGTGTCGATTTACCACAATAACATCACACACAATCTAGGTAAAATGGCCAAAGAAGTTAAACTCTCGAATGGCCTGACACTGTATGATGTGCTATGGAGACCGGATGAGCACTCCTTGAAGTTTGCGAAAGATATATCCGAACTCCTGGATGAAGGATGGAATATTCTGCTATCTGACCCGGAACATTTTAGGACCTTCAACCCAGAGAATGGCTGGGGTTCATATGAGGGGCTGGAGGAATTTGTGTATAGGTATCGTAATGCATGTTGGGATAATCCAGATGCGGAATTGAGTGTATCAAGATGAATACAGAAGATGATTACTATGATGGTGACATGAGTGATAGTGAGTATCGCCAAAGAATTAGACGGGAAGAAGAATCTGACCGTTACTATGCTCAACAGCGAGAGTTGTACAATAAAAAGCAATCTTCTAACCGAGTATACTATTCACCACCTGAGGACGACGATAGCGGAGGCATGTGGTGAACGATAAGATTAGAGACTTTGAAAGGCAAAGTGGTCTTGAGATTTATGGTCTTGGTAAGGATAGGACCAAATGGGAAGCCGCTGTGGAAAAATATACAGAATTGGTTGTTCGGGAGTGTTGTTCTTCTATCCGACTAGATGATGTATTTAATGGTGGAAAGTTTCAAAGAACAATTTTAGAACATTTTGGAGTTGAAGAATGACCGAAGACATTAAATTCACACACGGAGCAATGAGCCCAAACGATCCAAGTCCAATTCCTATGAGGTTCTACACCAAAGAGGATGCACAGCGGCATACTGACATTATGAACGCACTGATTGACTCTTGGGAAGAAAATCCTAAAGAGTTCTGGAACAAGGATCACTGGAAAGTTAAACCCGAACCTTGGATCGTGAGGGAATTGAAATGAACGCAACTAATCCTATTGAAACACTAGCTGGCTGTATGGCACATGCCGCATATGTGGCGTTTCCTGAATACAAGTATCAGGACCGTGATTGGGCTAAACACGATAAATGGCGTGCCACCCTTACTCGGGAAGAAATGAAAACTGCGGTTGCACCAGCCGATTGTTTTGTTGAAAAGACTCGCAAGCACACATTCTATGACTTGACGGTGTATAGTATGTTCACACAAACTTGGGGTAGTACGGCACTAGGTTTCGGTGGCATTGGTGGTCAAGCCATTACCAGTGCATATGTTTGTGTTATTGAATCGAATCTTTTGGGGCAGTTTGCAGTCTACTTTGGTGGTCGATTAGCATATGTAATTGAACGACCAGACACAAAGTTTTTTGAAGATATAGCAAACCAAAAAATGGTTGATGCTAAACTTGGATTGTCAACATATGAACGAAAAACCTAAACTATACATGCTGGTCGGTGTACCAGGTTCTGGTAAGTCCACTTGGGTTGAAAATCAAAATTGGGCCAAAGATTGTGCAGTTATATCTACGGATAGGTGGGTTGAACTCGAAGCCGAACGTACAGGTAAAACATACTCGGAAATATTCCAAGAGTATATGCCGAAGGCTGTGGAAATGATGGCCATTCAGGTTGAACTCGCACGTGATAAAGGTCTGGACATTATCTGGGACCAAACCTCTACCACAATCCATACAAGAGCGAAGAAATTCCGAATGCTTCCGGAATATTATGCGATTGCTGTGGTTTTTCGGATCCCAGAACCCGATGAATTACAAAAAAGACTTGCCAGCCGACCTGGAAAGGTGATACCATCGGAGGTACTCCAATCTATGATTGATAGATGGGAAGAACCAACCGAAGATGAGGGCTTTAAAGAAATTTGGAGAGCATGATGGTGAAAAAACTTGAAATTGATTATGAAACTGCTGATCGTATTACTTTGATTACACTCAAAGACAACAGAAAGTGTCTCAAGAAAGAATTGAAAGACTACGAGAAAGGTGCATGGATGCATCCAGAAGATGTGGTGTACAATACTAAAGTCATTGAAGCACTAGATATTATTATTGATTATTATGGTGGTTAAATGAGACAAGAACTGGATGAAAAACTATGCAAGGATTATCCAAAGATTTTCGCTAATCGTAATGGTGATATGACCACAACTGCAATGTGTTGGGGTTTTGATTGTTCTGATGGATGGTATCCTCTGATTGATTTGCTATGCCGTGAAATCCAATGGCACCTCGACAAGAATGCAAAACCTGGAACTCCACAATTTGTTGCATCACAAGTGAAAGAAAAGTTTGGAACTCTTAGGTTCTATGGTGATGGTGGTGATGGAACAATTCGAAACTTCATTTGGTTTGCTGAATCTATGTCTGCCATTACATGTGAAACATGTGGTGCACCAGGTAAACGCCGTGGTCGTGGTTGGATTTACACCGCATGTGATACACACACTAAAGAACTTGATTTAATGGATGACCCTGAAGGAGAGGAAGAATGAAAGAGCCAATTATAAAATCAGATATCAATCGGTATCTCCAATCCATGTTAGGTCGGACTGAATTGGTCGATGGGTGGTGGGATTCACCAAACAAGGCGTTCGATGGTAAAACACCTGATGAGGTGTACCAAACTGGTGCGGATGGACGGAAACGTGTTTATGAATACGTTATTAGTAGTTCCGATGGGTATTGGTGATGTAGCATAAAAACAACAAAGGCAATCTTTATGGTTGCCTTTTTTTTGGCTTCTGGTATAATAGAGTCTTATTCAATGAGAAAGGCACATAATGCGTACAAAACAACTGATTTGGGGTCTGAACAATACTCAGAAGTTCCGTGCTATCGTGAACGGTGTTGGTTTCATTATGAAAGTGAAAGACCTTGAAGATAAATTTGTGTTCACTACACAAAGGGTTGCGGTATGGAATGCATTGGCAACCTGTGCAAGAGAAAAGATTGATGGCTTTGGTACCACATACACCTATTATGATGGAAAGATGGAATCCACCAAGGTGGATGTCCAGGTGAACCTCATTTGAAGGATGGACATACCTACTTATGCAACAAACAAGAATGGAAAGAGGTAAATATGGATATAAACTGGTACATGATTGTTGTTTCTATGCAACATATCTACCAAAAAATGGTTGCCATCTGGCAGAAACTGTGATACAATAGAAACACCTTGTTATGGAGAACTTTATGAACCGCAATGCAAAAGCATTCGTCCAAGCCGCCACAGAATTGTATGGTGCAAATTCGATTATGACACGTGACCAAATTCAACACGTTGTTGATGAACGTTCCGTGCCTTATCCCTTCTGGTTTGTTACTCGCCAAGAGTTTCGTTCTGGTCGTGGCCAATACCGCCTTCCTGATGCACCAAACGCTGTGCAAACTGCAACCACTGCCGTTGCTGTTGAAGAACCTGCCACAGTCGAAATGGCACAAACTGCCACTGTCCATGTTCTCCGTCAAAAGAAACTTGAAGATCACGCCGATACTTCCATTCCAGAAAAGTATCAAGGCTATGTACCATTTGGTTTCTACAAAGACTTGACCTCCATTGTACTCTCACAAGAATTCTTCCCCGTGTTCATTACTGGTATGTCAGGTAATGGTAAAACACTCATGGTCGAACAAGTGTGTGCAACACTCAAACGTGAATGTATCCGTGTGAACATCTCCGTTGAAACCGATGAATCTGACCTGATTGGTGGTCCTACACTGGTTGATGGTAACGTGGTGTACCGTGATGGTCCTGTTATCACTGCCATGAAACGTGGTGCCATCCTGTTGATTGACGAAGTTGACCGTGGCTCCAACAAACTGATGTGTCTCCAAGGTATTCTGGAGGGCAAACCTTACTTCAACAAAAAGTCTGGTGAATACATCTATCCAAAACGTGGCTTCAATGTTGTTGCTACTGCAAACACCAAGGGTCGTGGCTCAGAAGAAGGTCGTTACCTCTCACAGATTCTTGATGATGCGTTCCTTGAGCGTTTCAACATTACCGTTGAACAGGAATATCCTGAAGCCAAGGTCGAACTCAAGATTCTGAAGCCTTTGCTTGGTGATGATGAATTTGCCGAGAACCTTGTGAAGTGGGCTGATGTGATTCGTAAAACATTTGCCGAAGGTGGTGTTGATGAAATTATCTCCACACGCCGTTTGGTTCACATTGCAAAGACCTATGCAATTTTCAAAGACCGTCAAAAGGCAATTCAACTCTGTGTGAATCGTTTTGACCAAGAAACCAAGGATTCATTCCTTGACCTGTATTCTAAAGTGGATATCAAAGTGGCAGAAGCAAATACTGCACCTGTGATGCCGACCTCACCTGATGAAGAAATTCCATTCTAAACTGTGGTATTTTAACAACAGAGTGGTTGCCACCAGACTGCCACTCTGTTATAATTGAATCTGGTAATTCTCTTTTGAAAAGGATATATTATGCGTACCAATACTAAAATCAACCGTCACGAAAAAATTGCTTGCGTTCTCCTGTCTGGCAAGCCTGTGTCACCTGCTGAGATTGAGGCATGTTTCAAGGGTACTGACCAAGAAGGCGTTCTCTATCGTTTGTCTACCAACATTTACAACATCCGCAAAGACGGTGGAATTGTCCGTGTACACAAAGATGGTCGGAAAGTGACGGCATATCAGTTGGTCAACTTTGAAGAATTCTCTCCCGAAGGTCGTTACATTGGTAAACAATCTAAAACCGAACAAGTTGCCGTACAAGTGGCCGAACAAGTTGCTGAGACTGTGTAATGGCCATCAATACTCCTAATTGGGGTATTGACCCATACACCGATTTCAATTTCACATACAAAGATATTGCAATCGGTGGTAAATTGGTGCAAGGTTCATTACGGCTGTCTGAAGATAAGATGATGGCGGTTCAGGGTGACCATATGTTGAAACAATATCTGAGGTCATCAATGGCTCAACAAATGGGTGAATATATGATTTCAAATGGTCTTGTTGAATTCACACAAATGCGTGATAGCATATCATTTGATACAATTGTAAAGGCTCGTTGTTACCTTGCACCAAATGACCAAGTTAAAATCTTAAGGATGCAATATGCTGGCACTTGAAGACATTGAAACCGACCACATAAATCGAATCAAAAAAGTTTTGTTTGCACACTTGAATGTATTGTTCGATGGAATTCCAAGTGAATTGGGAGGCTTTCTACGTGACAAAGCAATTCTGACGGGTGGTGCAATTTCATCACTCATGAACAATGAGCAACCCAAAGATTATGATTTATATCTAGAGGACAAAAATGACATAATGTTCTTCAAACAATATGTCACTGGCATGAATAAAGATTTTATTCAAGATGCTGATGAAAAATATGTTGAAGTAGAGGTCGAAGGTAAATTGGTGACTGCAAATGCCACCACATTTAGAAATGGCCTTCAAGTGATTACACTTGCTACTGCTGATTCACGAAGCACGTTTGATTTTGTGCATTGTATGCCGTGGTATAAAATTTCAAACCACACACTTTACATTTCGAAGAATCAATACAATGCAATTCTAAACAAACATTTGATTAAGAATCAGCATCCAAATGCTTTTGCACTTTCAAAAAAACGTATTCAAAAATACACAGCTAAAGGATGGAAATTCCCCAAATGACAGAACAACAATTGGAGAAAATCATGGAAGATTTGATTAGGATTTATGGTGATGACCTACCTAATCCTGACCATCAACCAATGGTTTTTTCCTATTTGCTCAAACTTTATATGAAGTACAACTATGAAGTTTAATTGCCCTAAAAAGCCCGAGAAAAAAGAGGACAAGAAACTCTTTTGGCACAATTGGTTCGCATGGTTTCCTGTCCGTGTTGGTGATAATGATTGTCGTTGGCTAGAAATGGTTGACAGGCGAGGAAATATAGAGTATTATATGGATGGTGGCACTTACTGGAAATATGAGTACAAATCAAAGGAAAAATAAAATGGAATTCTTTCACTTTTATCTTGATGCATGGAAATTTTGTAAAGACAATCAAATTGATTTAAGCAAAATTAAAAGAAACAACTGGACTACATGGGTGGTGGAAGTAAATGCGGCGGAGGAGATTTAAATATATTAAAAGCAGGTCTGCTGTATCTAAAAGTATTGATAGATGGCTTGACTCCATTAGAAGGGAAGCCAGCGGAAAATCAAGAAGAAAGCGGAAGAAAGATGTTTTATGGGCAGGACAAATGGCTAAACTAAGATTCAAAAAATCAACATCAAAATATAAAAAACCACAATGGTGGAGAAGTGAAGGAATGCAAATGAATAACGAAAAAGCAAATGACATTTTCTTGGGTGCAAATGACATTGCAGACCTATTCCTTACAAAGTTGTTACAAGAACGTTTTGAGCGTGGTATCGAAACCTTTCAGAACCGCCTGAGCATGTATGCAACACGAAAAGAGTGGATGGACTATCTTGATACTATTCAAGACCTCCGCCGTTTCGTGTTTGAAAATGGCAATGGTTATTTCTTTGATGATGATACTCTTTCATACATGTTTTTCAACATTCACTCTACACATGTGTCTGTTGAGTTGGTTGGCGATGATGAATTCGTCAAACAGTATAAAACACAATTCGAAAATGATTTCGACTCTGTAACAAATCAAATCGAATGGATTTATTCCGCCGATGGTTCTTCTATTGAGATTCCACTCCGCCACGACCGTATGCCCGTTGAGGAAATGTATCCGTTTCTTGAAGGCCAAACACTTGCTGAATTCTACGATGGCTTCATGCACTCGTCTGCATCTATTCTGCTCTTGATTGGACCACCAGGAACTGGTAAAACCACATTCATTCGTGGTCTACTACAACACTCTGAGGCATCGGCTATTGTGTCTTATGATTCAAATGTGTTGGAAAAAGATTATGTGTTTGCCAACTTTATTGAAGGTGAAAAGAACGTTCTCGTTCTCGAAGATGCTGATATGTTCTTGAAAGCACGTTCCGAAGGTAACACAATGATGCATAAGTTCCTGAACGTTGGTGATGGTCTTGTGACTACACGAAACAAGAAACTGATTTTCTCCACTAACCTGCCATCTATTCGTGATATCGATCCTGCACTGATTCGTCCAGGTCGTTGCTATGACATTCTTCACTTTAATGAACTGACTCAAGCACAAGCTGAAAGTCTGGCAACAAAAGTTGGAACTAAATTGAACCGTAAACTTGACTCATGGTCTATTGCCGATGTGTTTTTTGAACAAAACACAAATATGAAAAAGCCTGTAGAAAGAAAAATGGGGTTTATATGAGATATGAAATTTCCGATCAATATCAACAATATCAATATTTCTTAGATGTTGAAGATATTCGTGACCTGAAACATGTCACACTTTCAATCAAATACCAAGGTGCAAAGTATCCCGATGCCATACAGTCTAGGGTTGAGTTTTTCCTGAACCCTGGTGAATGGAAGCGGCTGGTCGACACTCTGGCTAGCATTAAGTGATCCAGGCGCTCCAGGACGATCCTGGTGCACCTTTTTCTGTTGTTTTTTTGCAACAAACGTGAAATAATACTTGCCATTTTACTTGGATTATGTTATAATATATTATGAACGCAAATTATTTTCGTAAATTAATCTCAGATGAGATTGGTGAAACACTTATGTGGTCCGGTCTTTCGGCTCAATATCAAGGAATGAAAAGTAAAGAGGTTGATAAAAAAGGTAAAACCTTTTATCGGCTTAAAATGGTTTGTGGTGAAGTTTTAATATATTCACCAAAAGTAATTTATGTGAATGGTCATAAATGCCATTCAGTGAATGAAACCAAACGCCATCTCGAAAATAATTACATGGTTGTTTAGAGTTGAAATTTCATTTTTTATAAATATTGTTGTCAAGCAACACAATAGGAGTAAAAAATGGAATGGAAAAATATAAACAATTATCCTGATTATGCTATAAATCCTAAGGGGTCAATAAAATCACTTAGATATAACCGCATACTGAAACCTTCCATGAATGGTAGTGGTTATTTGTATGTTAATCTGCTCAACGATAAAATTAGAAAGACAATATCGGTACATAAATTGGTGATGGAACATTTTGGTGCAGAAAAACCTTTCGCTGAGGTAATTATAGACCATAAAGATCATGACAAAACCAATAATTGTATAAGCAACTTACAATGGTTGAGTATAAAAGAAAATACGGAAAAATACTATGGTAATGGTGACAAAAAGACTGAGGCACTAAAACTGTATGCTTCTGGGAAAAAAATAAAGGAAATCTCGGAGATTGTCGGCCTTTCCTATTACGTAGTTAGAGAAACAATACTAAAGGCGAATTAACCCGTTGACTTTGAGCATAATTTTCATATATAATCTAAGTAGTAATGCTTATATGATTACTGCTTCTATTAACCCTCGCTTACATAAGGAGAAAAAATGTTCGCAACAGACACATTCATCGATACCGTCCAAGGTTCCAAAAAGTATTTCGTATCTGCTTTCATCACCGATGAAAAGATTCGCAAGCCATTAAACGCATTTGTTGATGCACAAACAGCATTCACAAAACAAATCGTAAAATCATTCACTGAGATTTCCACACATGTGACCGAAGAAGCTACTAATGCCGTACAAAAAGCGGCTAAGGCAGTTTAATATGTTTAAGTGGCTCACAGATTTGTTCCAATTTAATTATGGTTCAGAATTGGAGCATTACATATTGTCTAAATATCCACAAAACGTTGGTGATGTGGATAGACTGACCCTAGAATTTAATAGGAAGGCCGAAGCATCATGGCTCTAATTAAACAAGCACTGGAAACGGTTTATGATTTTCTAATAGAATTTCGTAAAAATCCAAAAAATACAGGAATGTACTAACATGCAAAATGTAATTGAACAAGAATTTGATAAGATGATTGCACAAATGCAAGACTTGGAGAAAAGAATCCAAGAATTGAATTTTGAGGGCATTCGTGTGAACGAAGAATTATCCGCAACAGTTGAAATTTTAAAGAAACAAATCGATACCGTGACAGCTAAATAATTCATCTTAAACAATTCTAGTTTTATTATGGACAATTTTGAGTTATTCCTGGAACAGGTAAAGATATATCAAGAAATAGAAGAACGCCGAAAGAGGAGGCTTTATGCCTTGACTTTTGGCGTTTTTTGTTTTATAATGTCAGTTGGGTTTTATTTTTTTTATTGAGAGGTTATTATGTCTACATTCGTTGAAGTTAATTCTGTTGCACCTAAGAAATGCAAAGTCATTGTCAATTTGGACAATATCATTGAAATTGCACCGCTCGTTGCTGGTGGTTGTGTCCTCTATTTCTCCGCACTTGAAGCTGGTGGTCCACGCACCATGACAGTATCTGATGACTATACTGCATTCATGCAATTCGCCATGTCTACGGTTACCGCCGATGATATCGCAAAACGTTTTCCCAAAGCAAAGAAAGAAGTGAACAACATCAAGCCACAAGAAGAAGGTGCTAGAGGTGTCGAGTTTAACATTCCGACATTCGGCGGTCCTAAATGAATGATATCCTAACAGGTATCTTTGGATGGATTAAAGATGATTGGCGTTCTAATCGTTTTCGTTTTGTTATTGAGTTGTTGGCTTGGGCTATTAGTATCGGCTGTTCGATTACCATGGCTCTTACTGTACCCAGTCCTCCACTACTTGTTCTATATCCTATCTGGATTGTTGGCTGTGGTCTCTATGCTTGGGCTGCTTTTACTAGGAAATCTTTTGGGATGCTGGCTAACTACATGTTACTTGTGACCATAGATTCGATTGGTTTGATTAGAATGGTTGTATGAGTTACGTTGTTGCACAACCACATAAATGTACCAAATGTGGACATGAAGAAGAACTCGGTGGTTCAATGATGGACCACTGGACTAAAACTCCAATCACCGATGAAAATGATGCGGTTTGTCCAAAATGTTGGAATGATTTTTTGAAGAATTTCGGTAAAATGAAATGCACAATCGACTGGCGTGGACATGGCTCAGCATACGATATTGCAAAACAAAATGAAAATTAAAATCTTCATTGTAACGTGGCAGGATGCTGATGCATTAAACACCAACCTTCACACACTCTTTGAAGGTTTTAATTTCCTGCCAGAAGGTGTTGACATTCATGTTAATGTCATCAACAATCACACAAATTTCAATATTGATCCACGGTTTGCACCACATGTAAATGTGATACACAATCGTGGAACTCCAGATTTTGCAACTGCGATGCTTGCACGTATGTGGAACACTGCACTCATTCATGGTTTCAAAAATCTAAATGACCCCGATGCTGATATCGTTGTTACCGCACAAGATGACACGGTTTGGAATTACGATTGGATTCCACAACTACTCAAGGTAATGAAAGAATATGATTTCTATGCTGATGATGCTGGTGATATGGTGTGTGCATATAAACCAAACGCAGTTAAAAAGGTAGGACTTTGGGATGAAAGATTCCATTATGGCTTTGGTGAAGGAGATTATTTTCTCCGCAATATTCGGTATAATGCAGACCGTAGCAGTATTAACGATTTTGCTCATGGTAGGGTTTGGAACCCTACACTTCATCTAGCAAAACGTCCGGAACCACAAGCTGAACGATATGAAGAACAGAGTCGTTCACACAAATTTAGAGGACTTTCATGGGCTAATTTCCTATACAAATGGAGATATACCGAAATGGAAGGTCGATGGCCAGAGAATATTCAGGAAATGGTGTTGACAACGCCTGTGGTTCCTGCTACAATATTGTATCCATATTTTGAAATGGACATTGAAAACCTAAAAGAAAAAGGATACATTGTAGATGAGGTACAAACTTAATCAATATCTGAAATATTGGTGGACACTGTGGGCTAAAGCCATAGGTGAAAAAGCACACACGAATGATAGAGTTGCGGATAAAGTTGCCATCATACGCACTCTTATTGTATTATTGTATATCATCACAAACTTTTTTATTATTGCTGGAGTGATACACAATTGGTAATCAATTTATTAATTTTATATAAACTCAAATTTAATTTATTCATGGCCGCCAATTTAGAGTCATAAAATTCATTATTAATGACGATTGACTTGCAATTAGGTGATTTTTGGCCGGTTTTTATACCTTTATTCCATGGAACATTACCTTTAAGTTTGTTGGATATTTTTATCTTTTGTTGTTCACTCATGGGTTTTTTATTTTTACCCATATTTGATACAGAAATATTATTCTTGTGTTGTGTGGATAATTTTTTACCTGTTTGAATAAAACTTATTTTTTTGCGAATTTCTGGAGTGTGTTTATAACCAATAACACCTTCACCACCAAAAGTCATGTTGTATCCATTTTTATATGAAGAATACTCTTTTATAAAAAAAGGTTCCATTGTTTTTAAACAATGTTCAAAATCTTTAGATTGATATATTAATTCCCATGCAAAATTATTCCAACCATATTTTTTAATAGCATCATAAAATTTTTGATTTTGATATTTATATTTTCTTTTATGAATTTTTTGTCTATTGGGCCATTTGGAATCAAAACCAATATAAACTTTACCGTTAATGGTATTTGTGGCTTTATAAATTGAATATATACTTGACATGGGCTGTGTCCTTGTGTTAAAATGTGAGACATAGAGTGGGTAGATGTTGGTAGCATCGTGACCCACACCTTTTATTTATATTAAAAATTCAATCATGAACATCTTTTACCTCTCACACAATGAATCCGAATGTGCCCAAATGCATGTGTCAAAGCACGTTGTCAAAATGGTGATTGAACAAATGCAACTATTGTCCACGGCTCACCGTGTCGTTGACGGTGAAGAATACACAGACCTGACGGCCAATGGCCGCCGCATTAAACGCTGGCGCCTCAATGACGAACGTGAACAATCTCTAATGAAGGCTACGCACATCAATCACCCATCGGCTATCTGGTGCCGAGAAAATGATAGCAATTATAACTGGCTTTTTAATATGACCGTTGAACTTTGCAAAGAGTATACGTATCGTTATGGTAAAATCCATGCTTGTGAAAAGTATTTGCCATACCTAAAAAATGCACCAAATAAAATCAAACAAGGCGAATTCTTTGCACCAACACCTGCAATGCCACCAGAAGTAAAAGTTTTGGCTGAAAATCCACAACCAGGTCGCAAATACGATTCACTCAAATCTTATCACAACTACTACAACGTGTCTAAACGTGCCTTTGCTACATGGCAAGGCAAAGTGAATTCACGTCCAACACCTGAATGGTTTATTACACAATGAGCAATCTACACAAACACGCTTTAATGGAATTCAAGGCCGCAGGTTGGACTGATGAGAACGGTAAGTTCAACGATGAAATGCAGGAAGCTATTTGCAATCATGTGATGAAACTATTGGA